TCTGCATTAGCAACATTAAATCCTAAAGATGGATTAGTCCAAGAAGGTGCTGCAGTACCATTAGATTTTAGTATATAACCAGCAGTTCCGTTCGGTATGAACGCTGTAGTATTTTCTGCAGTTTGATAGGGAATCTGTGAAGCAATACCACCTTTAAGATTAGTTGCAATTCCCGCATTATCAGCATAGGTAGCAACACCTGCTCTGGTTGCATAAGTGGCAATACCAGCACTTGTAGAAAATCCAGCACTTACTGCATAAGTGGAAATACCTGAGCTTCCTGCATAAGTAGCATAAGTAGCAGTATCTGCATTTCCAATAATTTTTCCATAGAAATTATTTGCATAAACATTATCCCAAAGATTGAGAGTACTACCAAGATTTAATCCGGTAGTAGAAGGTAATATTGAACTGCCAATTCTAGAAGTAAAACTTACTAAATCTGTAGTATTATTTCCAAATTGAACATTATTATCAAATGTTGCTATTCCAGTTACACTGAGATTGCTACTAACAATAGTAGTTCCACCGTTACTGTTGAGTGTTAAATTTCCACTAGTAGTATCAATTGTATTATCATTGGTGATCCCAATTTGAATATTATCAATATATGCTCCACCATTAGCATCAATATAACTATCAAATGTGCTAATTCCAATAACTCTAAGATTTCTGGTTGTAGTAAGACCACTTACACCCAATGTTGCTATGGTTGATATACCAGTTGCTTTAAAATCTTTAGTTTCTAAATATTCTGCAAAAATTCCCCTTCTTGCATTAACTTCATCATAAAAAATATCGTCTCTTATATACAAATCCCCACCAACATATAAATCTCCACCAGTTGTAGTGATACCACCACTGGATGCTAATGTTGTGATTCCAGTAATATTTAATTGTCCACCAACATTAAGATTCTTCTCAATTCCAACACCACCATTCGTAACAATAGAACCAGTATCTTTATCATCAGATTGTGTTGTATCATTTACAAAAAGTTGATCATTTATCTGAGTTGTTCCTGCATTAGAATCTAAAGTAAGATTACCAGTATTTGTACTAACAGTATTCGTATCAAGTTTAATATTGTCAAAAGTTCCTACACCAGTTACAGATAAATTATTGATAATAACTTGATTATCAAATGTTGCTATTCCAGTAACTTTTAAATTTTTGGTTGTTGTTCCATTGGTTACATTTAGACTATCGGTAGTAGTAAGAACACTAACTCCCAAAGTTGCTATGGTTGCTACACCTGTTACATTTAAATTTACAAGATTTGTTTGAGTTATATTAAAAACATTTGCCGTTACAATACCACTAAAATAACCATCTCTTGCAGTAATAAACCCAACGGAGGTAATTCCAGTTACAGTAAGATTATCATCAACAATAGTAGTTCCACCATTGCTATTAAGTGTTAAATTACCTGTGTTAGTATCAATTGTATTATCATTGGTGATCCCAATTTGAATATTATCAATATATGCGCCACCATTAGCATCAATAAATCCAGTAAAAGTGCTAAATCCAGTAACACTTAAATCTTTGGTTGTAGTAAGATTATTAACCTTTAATTGTGATGCTGTTGCTATTCCAGTGATATTTAAATAATCAATCTCAGTTTGTCCAGTAAATCTAGAATATCCAAGAACATCAAGAAGATATCCCGGCCTTGTACTTCCAATACCAATACGACTGTTTATATAATCAAATACAAAATTAGCAGCACCATCAACTAATCCAGCATTATTATGATACTGAATATTAGTGATCGTTCCTCCGGCACCTGACCTAATTGTATTTTGATCTACCCAAGTTAATCCCCCAAAATTATTTTTTACTAATATATTTGTATTATTTCCTGGTCGATTATTATAATCATAAATTGTTCCAGTTAATCTTATATTCCCATTAACCTGAAGTTCTTGCGTTGGAGGTGTAGTAGTAGTTCCTACTCCAACATAATTTGTTGAATTATCGTAGAAAAGACTTGATGCACCTTTAAAATCATTATTATTATTAAATATAACTTGCCCTTGAGAACCAGGAGAGAATACTGTAATAGTAACTCCTACTCCCGGAGATCCATTAGGATTTAAGTACCCTTTGGCAGTAATAGCGGCTCCAACAAGATTTAACTGTGTGGTGCTACTTAAACCACCAACAAGATTTGTCTCATCAAATATACTGATAGATCCTGGTATAATACCACCTTGATTTGGAATCCAATATCTTTCTCCAGGTTTACCATCTACAGCAACAATTATGTATTGTGCTCCAAATACAATAGGTTTTGCGCCAACTGAAGATGGTCCTACCAAAGGATCTCCAAGATTTGGTTCTGAATCAGAAACAGACAGATATTGGTATCTATCTGCTTTTAATTGAGTTAATGGAGTTACTTTAGATCTTCCGCTTAAATATTTTGCCATTTATTGTAATTATTAGGTTGTACTGTTTTCTAGAATACTACAAATAAACTCCATTTGAAGTGGTGCTGCCTGACCACCACTTAGATAAGTATGAGCAATTCCTGCTACTACACCAGAATTAGTCACAAATGTCTTTGAAACCCCAACACTTCCAATGATAGAATTAACTATAAATGATTGTTGTGGTGATGGGAAAATTGTAGTTGTAATACCACTACTTCCCGAACAAGTAAATGCAAGACCACTCATTGTAACTTCATCACCAACATTAAAATTATGGGCAGTAATAGTAGTTACAGTTGTTATTCCCGTAACATTGTTATATTTACAATCAGTGATTGATACTATTCCAGATTGAGTTGCTTTGATTACAATAGAGTCTGATATAAGTGCGGTTCTTTCCAATACTAATCTACCATCAATAATGATTAAAGAATCATTTGGAGGAACTTCGGCATTTTTAATGACTCTATTAATTCTGGTATTACCAGCAGTCTTTGATGATGTACTTTTTCTTTGATGACTAAAAGTAATTGTTGGATAAGTATTTACTCCAACATTAGATACCTGGGCATAAAGAATAATTGCAGATACTCCAACTGGAGTTGTATAAACTGTTTGTTCTCCGGGAGCAACGGGAACAGCAATTGTTAAAAATTTATTTAGTGCTGCGACTGCCATATTATCGTAATGCGAGTATTAGTGGTGTAACTTCTGCTTGTATTGCTCTACTAAAATCTCTTCCTCTAATTGTAGAAGTTGTTTGGTCAATTTGAATACCTTTTCCGATATCAAAATTTCCCTTTTGATCTGTACTAGTAAATGGAATTTGGGCTCCATCACGAGCAACGATCTCGTTAGCTTTAATAGGAACTCCACCAAATTGTGGTGTTGCTGTATTTATATTAGTACCAGCACCAATATATTCAAAAGAATGACTGCTAGTAAGGATACGACTAATTCTTTTTAATTCAACTACATCATTTTTGAATAATTCATATGGAACAAATTCATTGAAAGTTGTTGTCGTAATTCCAGTTGGAGATGTGACAGGAGTTGATTCGGAAATCGTAAAATATATTGGTTCCATATTGACAACATAATTTGTTGTAGGTTGAGGATCTCCATTAATGACAACTCTAATATCTTGTGTGGACAGATAATTTCTCCCACTACTAAGTACATCTATAGAAATAATCTTTCCAGTATTATTATCTATATTTGGACTTACTTCTGCCACAATTCCCTGCGGGCCCTTTGGTAAAAATGTGCCGTCAATATCTTGAATAATAATTGATGGTGGGGAACTAGCACTGTAATTGGAAGCACTATTTTTTACAGTAATAGATCCCAATCTATTCATAGGAGCAGAAATTACTCCAGACCCTACAGCATATTGCCTAGATTCTGGATAATTATTTAAATTAATCTTAAACCAAAGTGCCTGCCCATCATAAGGTCTTCTTGGAGTAGTGGTATTAATCAAGAATATTGAAGTTAAACCAACTTTATCTGAGTTTGCTGGAGTATCTGCAATAACGCTACCTGTAAATTCAGTTCTACCTAAACCAACGGAAACTAATCCATAATTACCAAATGATGAGTTTGAGTTTGTAAGATCACATTGTCCACCAGTATCAGTATAAATGGCAATATCGCAATTAATTGTAAAAATAGAAACTAATTGAGCATATCCATTATTTGTAATAGAAACTCCAATACCTGCCTCATTATATTGTGTAAATGAGTCGCAAACCATACACTTAAGGTTTGCACCAATTTCTGTAGCAGTTGCATGATCTCCATTAATCTTCATACCTATACTTAAAGGCATAAAGTTGGTACAGTTTCTTACATATGGAGATCTCCATCTTCCACTAGAACCTTCTGTGGCTGGTCCAGGTGCAGTATATCCACTAACTGCAGGATAAGATTTTCCTGCTACTATATCGGTGGTTGTTGGTGGGAATGCAAGAGCACCTCCACCGGGATTTGATTGTCCAGTATCACATGAAAAGTTAAGATTCTCAATTAAACATCCCCTTCTTACGTGAAATATATCTTTACCTAAATTTTGAGGAACAATAGTTACGAGACGTAAATCTTGACCGGATACTGCAACATCTGTACGAAGACCAATTGGATTATTCTCATAATAGACTCCAGAACGAACAAAAATTGTATCTCCCGATTCTGCAATTGCTGCTGCTGCTCCAATAGTTCTTTTTGCATCACCCTCCAAATATCCACTATTTGTATCGTTACCATCTATTGTAACCCAAATAGCATTTTGAGTTTGAACTCCCGGAGGTCTCCAAGAAACACCAGTACCTACAGATGATAAACGATAATCAAACTTTCCAAATGCAGTACTATTATTAATATCAATTAGAGAAGAATCTAATTTTAATGTTCCAATAAGTTCTGTATTTTTACCAACGTTTAGATTCTCCTCAATACCAACACCACCATTAGAAACTACTAAAGCACCAGTATCTTTTGATGTTGAAGATGTTGTACCATTAATTGTAGCATTATTACCAACATTTAAGTTTTCTTCAATACCAACACCACCATTAGAAACTACTAAAGCACCAGTATCTTTTGATGTTGAAGATGTTGTACCATTAATTGTAGCATTATTACCAACATTTAAGTTTTCTTCAATTCCAACACCACCTGTAGTAACTACTAAAGCACCAGTATCTTTTGATGTTGAAGATGTTGTACCATTAATTGTAGCATTATTGCCAACATTTAAGTTTTCTTCAATTCCAACACCACCTGTAGTAACTACTAAAGCACCAGTATCTTTTGATGTTGATGAAGTTGAATTAGTAAACGTAACAACACCATCAACATTTAATTTTGAATCAAAATCAACATCTCCAGTAGCATGAACAGTTCCCGTAATATCTAATGTTGTTGATGGATTGTTATTTTGAATACCAACCTTTGTCATCCTATAGATATTACTAGATCCGGCGCCGGTATAACCCCAAAAATCTTGTGTACGGATATCAGCAATCCAATTTGGATTACTAGGATTAACTATAGGTATTAACGTATCTGTTCCAACACCAAGACTATTTGCCTGAACAAAATTTAAAGCAGCAAATGCTTGAGCTAAGTCATTTGTTGGGATAAATATGCCTTGATCTTGAACATAAAATCTTGTCATTTTATTAGTTTATGTTAAAAATATTTATAGAGTATATTATCGTGGATAAAGAGGTACTCCCTCGTCCAAAACGAAAATTCCATCAGTACCAATTCCAGGAACGTCTGATCTAGGTTCTGCAATTAGAGGAATCCAACGAATTCCACCATCATCTCTAACCAATTCATAACCATTTCTACCTGGATTATTTATTGAATCGTAAATATTTTCATCTATTTTTACACTTCCCGCAACATCAAGTTTTTGTTGTGGATTTATACTACCAATACCAACCCTATTACTGATAACTGCGGTTCCAATAACATCTAATACTTGTGTTGGATTTGTATTACCTATTCCTACCTTACCACTTGAAAATGGAAGTCCATCAAAATCTGCAATTGCCCTTATTACTGTTCCACCAATTCCAACATCTAATCTTTTTCGTACTGTTAAAATTCCTACATTTAGATTCCCATCAATATATACATCACCTTTAAATTTACCATCACCTTCAACAGTAATATTATTAACTGTCAGTGTTGTTGTTCCTATTCCTACAGAAAGATCATAATATAAATGACCGTAAATATAAACGTCTTTAAAGAATTTAGCGTCATCATTAAAAAATGATTTTGATCCTACAACATAATCGGTCATATCATAATCCTATAAGTGAAGTTATACCCGATGCAGGTCCACTAAATGCTGACCTTATAATATCTTGTCCAACAAAAGTATCTGCAAAAACAAGTTCACCAAAACTAGTTCCTTCGGGAACAAGATTTCCTGTTAACCCATTTCCATCTAATTTGTTACCTTTCAATAAAACTCTTCCAGAACCAGCATCCAAAGTAATATTTCTTCCCGCTTTAATATCAACATCTTCATCAGCATCAATCATAATATTTTGAGCACGTATTCTTACTCTTCCATTTTTTTCTGCAGTAATACAAACGTCACCATTTCTACCACTGATAATAATATCGACTCCATTTGAATTACTTCGTTGACCTGCAATAATTTCTATAGAATGGTCATTATATATTTTATAATTTCCACCTTCACTTAATCCGGTAAGACATACATCATTATTATTAGTTACTGCGTACATATTATATACTTCAGTACCGTTACAACCCATTTGAGGGTTATTCATATCTATTCTGAACTTTGGTCCAAAGCTTGTTAAACTTCTACCTTGCCAGTTTTGATTATCAATAGGTCTTTCTGCCATTTTATGTCACACAATCGATTACTTGTTTTATTTCACCTTGGAATTCTGTTGGTATTGTATCAAGTATTGGTCTCAATATAGCACCAGAACCAGTATCAGACTTGATAGTAATTATTGGAAGATCATTTACTTGAACACTATTAGTATTTGCAACTGATGCATTGATTGTAGTGTTTTCAGTTTTTCCAATAGTAGATATAACCGTTTCAGATGTTCCAGTTGTTGTAGTAGTATTTATTGGTCTTGCTTTGGTTATAGATCCATCAAATACTTCTATAGAATATGAATTGCCAAATTGATCTGTTGCAGTGTCAGTTACCTGATAATTTTGACCAGGATTTTGTATTACAATGTCACTTACGATATAATTTTGAATAAATTCAATTGGATAATTTTCACCCTCTGATACAATATAAACGGAATCAACTTCACCAGAATCATTAATCGTTGTTCTTGCGATTGCGCCATATCCTTGACGACAATTATCCATTATCTGCACAAATGGTGGAAATCTATATCCAGAACCACCATTGGTTATTTTTGCTCCAATAATACTTCCAGTTGTCCCAACAATAGAACCAAGTAATGGAATTGAAGTAGCACCAGAACCACCACCACCAAAAATAATAATTTCAGGAGCACTGCAACTTAATGGTTTTCCAGTATAACAATTTCCAATTTGATTTGGGATATTGTTTATAGCACTAAATGTTCCAATGATATCCTGTGCTCCACCTAATATGTCATTAGCAGTTGCTATTGCATTAGAAATATTTGCATTTTCTAAAATTTTGTCAAAACTAGGTATTGGAGCATTATTTGGACCACATCCAATTATCCATTGATCTACAATACCATCAGATTTTCCTTTGCTTTGATTACAATCAAACATTCCAACAATACCTTTGATAGAATCAATACTTCCTCTTAAGAAATTATCAACACTAAAGGATGAGAAAAATTGTAGAAGTTTTTGAACTCCTCCAATTGCAGATTCTAGTCCACTAGAAATTTTGCCAATAATATCATTAATAAGTGATCCAACAAATTGATCTGCGGCACAACTTACAAAATTTTCAATATTATCTACTGCAGATATAAGAATATCTTTTATAATACTACCTAATGAACTAATAATTTTACCCGCAACACAAGGAATTGCCTTTTGTAATATTTGAACCGGAGAAACCATTGCAGTTTGTGCTGCAACTCCTGCAAGATGGGCAGTTCCAGGATTACCAGTTGCTAAGAATACGATATCATAAACTTTCTCATATAATAGTCTTAAACCATTATTCAATAATGTTGATAATTTTCCATATAATCCATTCATCATATTGCCAACAAGACTATTTGAAATTGCCTGAATCTTATCAGTTACTCGATTAATTTCATTTTTGATGTCTGTAAATATTTTGGGAACTTTAACTTTATTGATTAAATTTTCAACTTCAGTAGATATTTTACCAACTATTGTGTTATTTACAGTATTTGCAAGTTGAATCTTGTCTCCAATCGCACTAAAATATGAAATTTCATCAGGACCAATATTTTTTGCTTGCTCTGGAGATACATTTCTTGGTGATTTTCCCGATGCTGCATTTTGCTCACTTGATTGATCGGGTTTAAGTGTGCCATTTGGTTTTTTAATCTTACTAGTATATCCAGTAAAAGGTTGAAATGGTCCTGCACTCTCGGAAGTGAGTACTTGAGAAGTTCTTCCGAAACATCCCATGATGATTGGTGTCTGAGCATTATCAGTGTCCAAGAAAAATCCAAAGACAACATCACCAGGAGAAATCTTTATACTTGTGGAATTATTTCCTGCTCCTGTTCCCGAAGTTGTTGGAAGTAAGCATTGTGCCCAAGGTAAATCTTCATCTGGAAGTTCGACAATATTATATGGATGATATCCCATAATGCGAACTTTAAATCTATTTCCCCAACCACCACCATTTATTTGAGAACCATGAGCACTCTCTGGTGGAATCTGTCCAATCCACCAACGAAATCCATCTCTTCCTAAAAAATTACTTTTGAATAAGGATTCTTGTATCATTTATCGTTTGTCCCGTATGTTCCAAAAGTATCACTAATCAATTTCATTGAAGTATATGATGCATCACTATCAAAATGGTGACACAATTCTTTTATCATATATAGACCACTTTGTTCATTATCATACTCATCTTTATTTCCTCTTGAAATTTTTGGGAAATTACATCTAATAATATCGCCTGCTTTTAAATTTGTATTTGATCCAACCATGATACTCAATGTTTGACTAAAGATCATATTATATCTCATAATCGCCTGAGATTGATATTTAAATGGATCAGAATTTACATCAGTTGAAACATCCTTTTCGATTGTACCAATATCTAAAACCTGAGTTAGAAATCTGGTTGGAATATGTCCAAGATCGACATTAGAACTATTAGTAATCTTGGGCAATTCAAATTTTTGTCCAAGATTTTTTATTCCATTTGTATAATCATCAATGGTAAATGTACCTTTCTGAGGATCTGTGAATTCAAATGTTAATGGATTATAAAACATACGGTAACTTGAAAAAGCACCAACTCTCAATTGTTCAATTAAATCTGAGTGTGAATCTGTTTTATAATTCAAAATTGCAAAATCATTATCTCTTGTTACTCCAGATTCATTAACCTGAGTATAAGTATATGTTGGAATTTGATCTGGTTTTTGTGAAATTAAACTATCAATAGATCTAAATTGAAATCCTTCTCTTGTTTGGTAAAATACAAATCCTGCAGTAGCATCTTTAGAAATTTCTGCGGGAACTCCTTTTGATGCTAACCATACTAAAACCGTGAAGGGTTTTCTTAAATTTCCAATAAACCCATATTTGTTTTGCGTTTTATCAATAGTTCCAATTTTGTCGGTTTTTAAATAATTTTTAAGAATGTCTTTTACTGATGTATCAATTGTTGAACTTGTGGGATATTTTTTTCCAACTCTTGAGGTTTCGTTTGTAATTGCTTCTCTTGAAGTTAAGTGTAAAAGGAATGTTTCTCTTTGAGTTTCTGTTACAATATCAGTAATAGTTGAAACATATAGGTAATCTTTTTGATTTGTTGCAAAATCTAATCCAGGATTTTTATCAGTATTTCCTTTAATTTTTAATGAAACTCTTTCTCCGCCACGAAGAGGAAGACCATTATAAATTGATTGCTTTTCTCCATCAGGATTTCCTTCTTTATCGGGAGGTTGAATAGTATCTCCAGTATCAACTACTCTTATTTTAGCAGTAATTGTGGGCGAAAAAATATCTTCATAATAATCAATTGATATCGTACCTTGTCTAATATCAATGGTTCTTTTTTGATCAGTTGACTCTAATATCAACTCCTCATAAATTGACTTATTAATTGCTGCCATTATGTGTACGCTAATTCTAGAAGTATTTGTTTCTTAATCATACTATTTAACGAATCTTCAATTGGCATCATTTGTGATTGAGATCCTCCACCCACAAAAACTTGTTGGGGTGCAGATTGTTGACGATCTTCTATGACTACAGTTTGTCTACCTTTTCTATTTTGTGTAATTGATGGTACATTTTGTCCAGGTGCAGATGTTGGTGAGAGTTGTGCTTGTGCTGGTTGATTTTCTGGCGTTTGTACTTGAAATACTCTTGGATATACTTGTGCTGGTTTAGTTGATGATACTTGTGCTGGAGTTGATTTATCTGAATAAGGTGTATTAAAAGGTGCAAATTTACTATATTTGTTAAGAGGATCAAATCTCCCTGTTATATATCTACGATCCCATCCAGTTCCAGATTCCCAGTGAAGATGAGGTCCAGTAGTTCTTCCAGTCATTCCAACTTTACCTATTACCTCACCTTTTTTAACCGAACCACTACGTTTATATCCAGATTGCATATGACCATATAAATGATATATTCCACGATCATCTTTCATCACTAAAAAGTTTCCCCAACCTTTTTGAAAATCAGAATCGACAATTACACCATCAGAAATTGCCCTTAGTGGAGTTCCATAATTAACCTGTAAATCAGTTCCACCATGATTTCTGCCAGCTCCAAGTCTATCTCCAACTATTGGATTTATTTTTCCGGGAGGAACTTGAACTATTTGAGTTGATGATTGTGCTTGTATTGGTTTGGGTAAATTAAATGACGCAGGCCCTGCAGGATTAATTCTATTTCTGTCACGTATTGGATCTTTAAGGAATTGATTATCTCCAGCACCCCCTCGCCAACCAGAACCATAAAACCTACCATCTGGTCCCATTTCTCCTGGCACTAATCCATTTTTTAAGTAATATTGCGGAGAAGCTCTATATTCCATAGCACCACCAACATATTTTGCCGCACTAGATTGTAGTGAAGGATTTTGAATATCTCTAATAATTCCTAACAGAGTTGCTTCACTTTGCCCAGACCATTTAGATGCATCTTGTAATGTTTGAATTTTTTTAAATCCACTAACACCTTTCTTTTCTACACCTTCAAATTGGTTTGGTCTAGATAAAATTTCAGTATAAGTAGATCCATATTTTCCGGATGCTTTCCTATTCACAACAACTTGCATCATATCAACATTAGATTGTGCTCCACTTCCCTCAGTAGAAAGTGCAGCAGCAATTCTATACATTTCTGGTGATTGACTACCAGGAAGTCCTCCACCAGTTCCTGTAGTAGGAGCAGGTTGAGTATAATCGGTATTTAATGCTGGAACTGGTTGTTCTCCAGGGCCTTCTCCAAGAGGAGTTTTGAGCAAATCAAATCCTTCCATAAATTGATCATGCATTAAATCAAGATTTACATTCAAATCATCCATTGCATTTTGCACTCTTCTTGATTGATCAGTAAAATCAAAATGAGTAATATCCTGATATACTGCAGAAAGAAGCGTACCAAAATTTTGAAATGTATTTGTGATATTAGATATAAATCCAGTCAATATTCCATATAAAGATTTGATTCTAATAATCAGATCCTCAATTCCTGTAATAATTGTCGGTAAATTATAAAGTAACCAACCAATTAAAATGGAAGATGCAAAATTTAATATTCTATCTAGAAATCCTTTTGTACTATCACCAATGACTGATGTAGTTCTTTTAAATGCACCACCAATACCAGAAGCTTCAATTATACTTTCTTGATCTCTTCTTTTAATTTGTTCTTCTCTCATATTACTAAGAATTTTATCCCTAACAATAGATTCTCTCTTTACTTTTATTTTATTCAGAGAGACCATTTTTATGGTGTCTGAAGATTTTTTTAATTGCCCAATTCCAGTATTAAGAGACTTTACACTACCTGATACCTTATCTAAATTAATTGAGGATGTAATTGCCATGTTACGTTATTATATTATAATTAATTTGTGAATATAATGCGTAAAAATTATCAGAATTTGATGAAGAAATAAAAGGAACATCACTTGCAGGACCAGTTTTCAATGGTTGTTGTTGTGGATTAGAAGATCCAGAAGATGCATAAACAATATTTGGTTTTAATTCTGGTTCTGGTCCAATATTAAATGGAACTGTTGGAACTTTTGATACTTCTGCTGGTGTGATTGATGGAGTTTCTGCTGCATTTCCAGTTACTTGAGCAGAGGTGTTAATATCTGGCAATTTCATTTCTTTCCAATCATATCCCTTTGATGTTGCCCAATTTATGGCCTGTTGTTTTTCTTCATTATTCATTTTATTCCAAGCACCTTCTATTCTACCTCTTGCCATTGGATTATTCCTATATTGCCATGCCATTTCATATTGTTTTATTTTTGATGCATCTGGTGGTGGTGTTGAAGTAGTTGATGGTTCTGAAGTAGTTGGAGGAATTTTAGTATCTGGTGTATTAATTTTCAAATCACTTGCAGGAGGAATTTTTGGAGTTATTGGTTTAACAGTTGGAGATTGGGGTTTTGGTGGTTCTTTTTTTTCTTTTGGTTTATTAACTCCAGTCAATAAATCAGCGCCTTTTCCTGCACCAAACCAACCAACTCCCGCTCCAGTTATACCGCCCAATAAACTTCCAACTGGACCAAAAATACTTCCCATTTCTGCTCCCGCAGTGCCAAGAACTTCAGCACCAGCCATACTTGCTGCTGTTCCTGCTCCAGCTTGAACATTAGTTTGACCTTCTTTTTTTCGATCTATAAATTCAAATCCACCAAGAGCAAGACTAAATCCAGTTTTAGCAACTCCTTTAAGTCCTTTACCAATATTACTGAAAAGACCTTCTAAACCACCTTTCTCAGATCCTTCAACAGCACCTCTTGTTGCAGCCGCTGCTTCTTTGCCACCAGAACCAGTTACTGCTCTGGTTGCAGTTTTTATAACACTACTTGCTCCTTGAAAAACTCTTCCAATTGTATTTTTAAGCAAAAACCTGCCAATTTTTCCTACAAGTCCGGTGATTGATCCAATGACCTTACCTATACCAACATTAATAATAAGAAATATACCACCAGCAATTCCAAGTGTTTTAAGTACAGAGTCTTTAATATCATCAAGTTTGGTTTTATTATCATCCTGATAGGCCTTAATCGTCTTAATTCCTTCAAGAGTTAACCATCCTCCAAGTAATGTCGTTATGAATGACATTAAATTTTGGAATCCAAAAGAAACTGTATTTCCAATACGACTTAATGGTTCTGATAATGCACTTTGAATTTTAGTTTCTAAAAGACTTTCCTGTCCTCCTCTTGCGCCAGATTCTGCTAATTTTTTTTGATTTTCTTGTTCAATCAGATCTTTTTGCCTTTCAATTACACTTTCACTTGCAATTGTAGTTGCAACAGATTCTAAAGTATCATTAACTTTATCTAATTGTGATCTTACGCTACCAATTTGATTAGAAAAAGATTCTTGAAAACTTGAAAAAACACCAATATTAGTAATATTATTTTTACTTAACTCATTAACTTGATTTTGTAATGATGATATTGAAAATGTAAGTGATTGTAGTTTAGATTTTGTTTCAGGATCTTGTCTATCACCACCAAAAATATTTCCCGACACGGTACTTTGATTAATGCCGTCAATAGAACTAGAAAGTGGTGATGGTAGAACTGCCATTAGGATTGTTGATTTTTAAGATTTTCTTCTTCGATATATTGCTGCAAAAGTGTAATATAAATTTCCCTCTCCCAAGGTATCATATTCTCAAGTTCTGTTAATGAATATTTATGATGCTGCATCAAAGAAAAATTTGTTTTGTAGTATGACGCAAGATCAGTATGCGCCATACTTAACCGAAAAAATCAGTGAGTCCTTCTAAGACTACTTCACTTTCAACTTTTGTATTTGGATTTGTAATTTTAATTTTATGTGAAAGTTTAGGCATAGTATCAAAGAATTTTTCAACTTCTTTGAATTGTGACGAGTTTAATTGCTCAACAAATTCTAAGAGTTCTTTTTTTGAAGAATCACTTCCTGTCCAAGATTCTTCTTCCGAATAGATCTGATCGATACAAGAAGCAATTAAATCGAAAGATTCATTAATCCCAATTCCTCCTGCACCATTGAAATTATTTTTAACAAATTCTGCCATGGAAGGATACTTCATTCTCATAGTTAAAATATCATCCAATTTAATATCTTTACTATGACCTTCTTGATCTTGAACTTCAATTTCATCAAGATTAATACTTACAGGAACTTTAGTAACACCATCATCTGGGCATGTAACAAAAACATCTACACTTTCGCCAACAGACTTTCCTCTAAAGTTAAGAAACATATATTCAATATCAAATGTTGAAAGATTTTCTACTTTAATACCTTTGCTTAAAATACAATTTGAAATTACTGTTTTGACTGCAGTTGCAATTTGTTTGCTATCCTCACTTTCCATTGCAATAATGAGAATCTTTTCTTCTTTAACTAAAAATGGGCGATATCTAATTTTCTTTTTTAATGATGGAATTTCCAATTCATAAATTGGAGTCGCAATCGTTGGTAGCATGATTTTTTAATAATTTAATCAATTCAAATATATTTATGTGTAAATTTGAATTCTTAATTTAGTATCAATATTTCTTGCTTTTTGATATATTGTTAATGGACCAGATGTACTTATATAACCAGTAATAATACATTTCCATTTTTGAGAATTTAATATTTTTACTTGTTTACTTCCAATATTTTGAATATGTCCAGTTTCTTTATTTTTATTTCCACCCCTCTTACCAATATCTATTCTTTCTTTTTTAGAAAAACTATGAATTCCTGTTTTATTTTTATATGCTTTAGTTCCACTCACTTTTCCACCATTACTAGAATTTTTCTTCCTTTCATCTTCACTTAATTTAAATATTCCCAAATTATTCTCATAACATAATTTACCATATTTTTTACCAAGTTCTTGTATGTGCCCAGTTTCTTTATTTTTAGTTCCGATATTTATACCATTTTTTTGTCTAATTTCTATGGGCAAATTATAAATTCCAATACCTAACCTTTTTTGAGTTTCCCTTCCTTTATCGCCATCTATTTTTATTTGCTCTTTTGTTTTAGAATGTATTCCCAATTTATTTTTAATTTGAGTTTCTGTTCCCTTTTTGCACATATTGGATGAAACTATTCCACCACAATTTTCATTTAAACACAATTTATCATTAATAAATGATTTTATTAATCTATTTTCAACAATATTTGCATCTTCTCTTGAATTAAATATTTCCAATATCTGCTTCTTTGGCGTATAAAAATCCCACGCCCATTTATGAGTTACTGGAGAACCCCAATATTCTTCATTAAATCTTTTTTCCTTTTTACTTCCATAGTAATAATAAGGAACTTCTTCAAAAGTAATTTTATACGTGTAAATACGTGGTTGCATGACTGCTCTTAAACTGGTGGTTATAAGTATTTATATAAGAAAAGGAGCAATGCTCCTTTTCTTCCCGAAAAGAACCACCAGTTCAGGCATTAATATTTATAATATCCTATAAAGTTCAGGTGCTTTTATTTATAGAGTTCTAAACCAATTAGAAGTATTTGGATTTGTGCTATTAGAATTTAATTTTGCATTTGGGCTAGGGTTGATAGATCCGCCGATTCCTCTAGGTCTTGGATCATCCAATCTTCCCGTACCAAGATTCAGGTTTCTCCAGATTAATTCTTCTCTTCCAGTTGCAAGTCTATTTGTATTATTTGATGCAGTAACATTTTGAGGTATTAAATTGTTATCTCTCAAGTAAGAAACATCAATACTTCTAATTGATCCACAAACATATCTTTCATAACTAAATGATGCCGTCACAGTTAATATTTGCGACTCATTATATGCAATAGTTGGTGAATACATTGCAATTGGAAATAATCCATAAAAATTATATTCAATTTCATTTCTATAATCTCTATCAAATTTTAAAACTTTTGTTGTATCTGATTTATAATCTTTTGGATATTTCATTCTGAAAAAATATCCCTGTGCATTGGGTCTAACTCCAGAACCACTGGCAATAAATTCTATCCAGTGTTCTAAAAATTTTATCATTTTATATTCTTTATCGACATAAAATGTTAAATCAGTTGAAGTAAATATTCTAGTGTGTGCCATCTTCTCACTCACTCCCGTAACATCACCAACAATATCTGATGTTCCCAAAGAACTACTAGGTAATGTTGCAGAAGAACACAATAATCCAGCATTTTCAGCAACAAATCTCCAATCAACACCTCTCAAACTTAGATGATCTTGAAGAAGTTTTGGCAATGATCCAAAAGAAACTTGATAATGACTAGTTTGTGCAAGATTACCAAAAATTGGTTTAATTTCTGATATTCTGCGAGGACGTGCAGTGGACACTCTAAATACTACTAAGATCTTATATATGTATTTAGATGTCATATAAAGGAAAATATCAACCAACAAATCCTAAAAAATATCGAGGAGATTTTAATAATATAACTTATAGATCTTTATGGGAACGTAAATTCATGAAATATTGTGATACAAATGAAAATATTCTAGAATGGTCCTCAGAAGAAATATTTTTACCTTACCGATCACCTATTGACAATAAGATACACAAATATTTTCCAGATTTTTATATCAAAGTAAGAGAAAGCAATGGAGAAATTAAAAAATGTATAATTGAAATAAAACCAAAAAAGCAGACAATTGAACCAATACCACAAAAGAAAAAGACAAAAGGTTATATCTATGAGGTTTATGAGTATGCAAGAAATCGGGCGAAATGGAAAGCTGCAGAAGAATACTGTAAGGATCGTCAATGGGAATTTAAGGTGTTCACGGAAGAAAATTTAGGGATTAGGTAATGGCACTCACAGGATACGAAAAACCAATCGAGCAATATAGTAAAAATGAATTAGTTGAAATTGCAAAAAAATATACCATATATTATCAGACTGATTCTGGAAAAGGTTCTATAGGCAATTACGGTAGATTAACAAAAGAGAAATTAATCTCAATTATAAAATCTGATAAAGATTTTCAGAAAGCTGCTCCACCTTCTAGGAAATTAAGCAGAGTTGAAATGATGATGCAAAGAATATCGCAAGCGACTGATAGTCCAGAAAAGATTATGAAAATCATTCAAGAGATTTTTGATGATACAGATCCATATCCAAGACCTGGAAATATATACACTTTTGTATATAAAGCAACCACTCCAGGAATTCTTTATGATAAACATCCATTATTGATGGTTGAATCAGTCAATCTTTCTGGATTTAAAGGATTCAATGTTCATTGGCCAGATCACAGAAATTATCTTCGGGAAAATGCTATTGGTGTTTTTCATAGAGTTAGAAAAGGTGAAGAATTTGATTATCTTCATGATGTTCCCTACAGAAAAATATTATCAACAAGGTCTAAATAGTTATAAAAATATAAATGGCAACCTTAGGATCTTATAGATATCCACAAAAAAGATTAGATGCATCAGATGATTATCTGAAAATTCTTATTGTTGATTATATTCCTCCAGGATTGGGTGCAAGCACAGCAACAGATATTATCCAAAAAACTGCCACTAGGGCATTAGCAGAAAGTGGAAAGTTAACAAATCCTTTATATCAGATTCTTCTTCCCATGCCACAGGGAATTAGTGATACTAATATGGTTAGTTGGGGTGATGATACATTAAATCCTCTAGCAGCTAGTGGTGTTCAAGCTGCAGAATCCGCCATGACAGGAGATGTTGGAGGAGCAGTAAGTAACCTTTTGTCACAATTCAAAAATGTTGCTACTAATGGAAATGGGCAAGATGCAGTCACTAATTTCTTCGCTGCAATGGCAGTAAATAACTTTGGTGCAAATGTGAGTGGTGAAAGTCTTCTTACAAGAGCATCTGGTCAAGTTCTTAATCCAAATATGGAACTTCTCTTTAAAGGAGTTCAGTTAAGATCATTTAATTTTTCCTTTAATATGGCTCCAAGAGACGAAAAAGAATCGAAAGATATTAAAGATATTATAAGAGCGTTTAAAAAATCAATGGCTGCAAAAACTTCAATTGGTCCTGGTGCTGGATTGTTTATTAGTTCTCCAAGTATATTTCAACTTGAATATCGAAGCGGAAATAAAAAACATCCATTTCTAAATTCATTCAAACCGTGCGCCTTATTAAACATGGGAGTTGATTATACAGGATCTGGTGTTTATGCAACGTATGAAGATGCAACACCAGTTCATATGAAACTCACACTCTCATTTCAAGAATTGAATCCAATTTACTTTGAAGATTATGATGATTCCACAGATATTGGAGTAGGGTACTAAAATGTCATATTTTAGGGAATTGCCAGATCTGGAGTATCAATCACCTTTTGAAAATAAGGTTTCTTCGGATGCATATATACGTGCAAAGAATCTATTTCGTAGAGTTAAACTTCGTGATGATTTGCAGAATGTTTTTACTCTCTTCAACAAGTATCAAATTCCAGATGGTGCTAGACCAGATACTGTAGCAGAAGAACTTTATGGTAGAGCAGATTTAGATTGGGTTGTTATTTTAACAGCAGGAATTATTAACATAAGAAATGAATGGCCTTTATCTGATAGAGATATTTACGATTATGCTGAAGAAATTTATGGTACTCAATTAAATAATATACATCATTACGAAACTATAGAGATTAAAGATTCACAAGGTCGTTTGATTCTTCCAGCGGGAAAAGTTGTAGATTATAATTTTACAATTCAAGATCCAAATATTCCAATTCAAAATATTACTCCTGCACCAGTTACTGGAATTAGTAATTATGAATATGAGGTTATCAAAAATAATAAAAAAAGAACAATTTATATCTTAAAAAAATCATATTTACAACAATATCTGAATGATATGAGAAAAATTATGTATTATGATAAATCTTCTCAGTATGTTGATAAAACTTTAATTCGTACAGAGAATACTAGAGTTACAATGCCATAAAAAAAGAGGAGATTTCTCTCCTCCAATCTTATTACTCAGATCACTGAGCTAATTTTGCGAAATACGACATCGTGTCGTCATTTTCATCATCATCATCATAAGAAGATGTAGATCTAGTAGCAGTCAGATTGTTAAGTTCAGAACGAAGATTTTCATCAAGGTCACGAACTGGACCGCGAGTATTTTCTTCATCTTCAACTTCCAAATCTTGGCGACGAGCACCTTTTGCTCCAAGAACGGAATCAAGACGAGTCTTCAGTTCATCATAGGATTTAAATTGATCTGGAGAAACAAACTCAAGAAGAGAATATTGCTTTTTCCAGATTCCTTCAATCACATCATCATCAGCATCAAGAACCGAAACAGGTGCAAACTCTGAAGAATCATAATTACGATAACCAGCAACATTCTTTGCTTTCAGTTTAAAATTAGCACCTGTCCAAAAATCAAATGGATCAATTGCTTGCTCATCCTCAAATTCTGGTTGCATTGCTGCAGTCAGTTTATCAAAGATTTTTTTACCATACTTATACAGAAAGACCTTACCTTCATTTTCAGGATTTGCAGGATCTTTAACAACATAAATGTTGCTCACATAAGTCAGTTTACGCTTCTGCTTACGTGCTACTTCTTTATTGGAATCAATTCCAGAATTCCAAAGTTCAGAATTGTGTTCACAGACCGGACATTTTTGATTCATGGTTGTAAGGCACTGATCAATTAACCAACCACCAGGACCTTGAAATGCATGACTATAGACTTTAACAAATGGGAGATCTTCTCCATCAGGGGCAGGAAGGAAACGAATAATTGCATAACCATTCTGTGCCTTATCACATTCAAGTTTCCACAAACGTTCATCAGCAGAACTATTCGTATTATTCATTTTTTCGACTTCTTTCACCAATTTTGCGGTGAGAGAACCAAGTTTGGATTGTTTTTTAAGATCGGCAAAAGCCATTTGGATACCTCGGATAATTTTGGATTTGTTTGATTACTTGGATATTATAACAAGATTTTTTTTATTTGTCAACAAACTGCCTGAGCGATTCAATCGTTTTATTCATGCTATTGAAAAGTAAATTCATATCTGTATCTGGAGGAAACCCCATAAGTGCCACAGATTTACGCAGATTCTCTTTCATCTCAATCGCTTGTGGATCGTCAGAAAGAGAGAGTCTTGTGTACATAATTTGTTGTTTTTCAAGCAATAAAGTTATTTTTTCAATATGTTCTATTTTATCTTCACGGGACATAGATCCAAATGATAAAATACTTCCATAAATGAACTTTTGAAGATCATTAATCTCTTTTAATTCATTCTGAATCATTTCTGAGTCAAAAAATTTACTCATTTACAATTTCCCTTAAAAGTTTTTTGTAATTGAACACATTAATATTTAGAAATGGTTTGTACTTCTTAATTTTTAAACTTACGGTTTCCCATACTGGATCTGATAATTTCGTATCAAATACATTCCCAAACTGAAAGATAATATCATAAATTGTCAAAGTTTCAATTGATATTTTTCCTCCCAGGAATTTTTTTAATACTGGTGGATGACCTTTCAAGCAACTGAAAGCATCTTCTAATTTGATTTCCGAGAGTAATTCTTCTGACTGTTCTTTGAACAAGTAAGTTAAACTCTGCTGTCGTTTCATCCACTCTGTGTATGTTCTTTCTCCAGAACTTATAATTTCTCCAATCCATATTTGATTTACACTGCTAGATTCTATGAAGTTTGCAACTAAGAAATCAACAATCTCTTCGTCTTTATATTTGCGACTTGTTTTCTCGAACCAGTATTTATCGGATCGGGCATTAAACGATGTTGCAGAGGCACGAACTTTTTTGTTGTATTTGAAGTAATCGTATTTTACATTACTAAAATGTGATTTTAGGGCAAGATATTCAATATAAACTTGATAGGGAGTCACCTTCAATTTCTTACATTATAACTCTATGTATTATAGCACGAACTCTGGGTGGAGTCAAGACTCCGGATCCAGAGGCGCATTTTCAAGGTTTTTCATTAGATCACGTTGTCTTTGATATTCTATTAATCTTTCTCTATTTTTTTGATAATACTGTTTATGATATTCTCTTAATTTTTCTTTATTTTTTATTTGATATTGTTTTTGAACTTCTTTTATTGTTTCTTTATTTTTTTCTCTATATTTTTTATTAACTTCTTTTTTTGTTTTACTATTTCTACCTTTTTCATTTAATTTTTCTTTATTATTATCTCTATATTTTTTCTTAATTTCCTTTACTCTTTCTTTATTTTCCTCCACCCATTTATCATAAGTTTCTTTTCCCTTTTTGGATTGTTGATATTTTTTTACAGATTCAATTCTCAATTTTTCTTTTTCTTCTTTACTTCTTATTAAACTTGCTCTATTTTTTCCACCAATGCTTCTGTTAATCAGAATACCACCCTCACTTTTTCTTTTATATACGGATATTAACTCCTCTTCAAATAAGTAACTTTCTTCTTCATTATCAAAATATTTAACTATTACTATTCTATCCTTTGGTGGAGGAGAAATCCATCTTTTTCCCCAAGTATGCTTCACATATGCCCGGTATTCTTTACCTTTACCGACATAATAAGGAGTTCGGTCTTCTCTTACCCAGAGATAAACATAGTACATTTCTGCTCTTAAGTTGGGTGCATTACTATTTATGCAAGAAAAGAGGCATTACTGCCCCTAATCTACCTGTGAAGATTGCACCCAACTCAGGCACCATTATTTAGTCACCTTCATATTGGCAACCGTGCCTTTGAAGTTTTCTTCATGAAGTTCAGATTGATTGCATCATATTTTAATCTTTCTTTCAATGGTTTTGAAATTAGTTTAGTAACTGATTCTATTTCAATGCTATTTGTTTCACAATAATGAACAATCGCATCAATATAGTTACATTTTTCTTCGGTGACAATTTTTTCTACTTCCAGTGCGAATTTGGAAGGAGTTAAAAATTTACTTTCTATTGCTTGCTCTAGTTCTTTATTTGGTTCCATATATTCTATTTTAAATTCAAGAAGATTTTCTAGTGCATTACTCATAATTTTTTACAATATAATATTTATTATAACTCAAAATATCATATTAGTCAATAAAAATGCAAGATTTTTTAATCATATGTCGTGATATACCCAGTTTTTCAATAGCATCTTTTATACAATCAAAAGGTTTTCCATCAAAAATAATTTTTTATGCTCTTCTGTATGTTTTTTTCCATATGTTGAAAATCCAGTAGAAGTCTGATATGATCTATTAGCAAAGTGCTTATTTTGAACCACCTTATAATATTCTTGTAATATAATCTCATCAATATATGCTTCTTCTCTTGTAGAATAATCACTTTTCAATATTATTTTTTGTGTAGGTTTAAAGTTTTTATCTTTAGAAGACCCAAAATATTTTATATCTTCTTCTGGAAGGCAATAGCATTTTCTACTGCCAAAATATCCTTTGCCCCATTCTTCATAATAATAGTAAGTATAATAATATTCTTTTCAAGTTTTCATATATTTACACTATCAGGGTCGCATTAGTATTTATAAGGGGAACATTACTGCTCCCCACCTGAAAAGTGCGACCCAGACAGGCACCTTTATTTAGACATAAGTTCCAAACGGTCATTAACAAACTTTTTAATATATTCGACCACAAGTTTCATATATTTTTTCAAATCTCTTTCCTCATAAAGAACACATTCTCCAGTTTCACACGCCATAATAATTACTAGTTTTTTAATAGGAGTCCCAGTCATTTCATAATATGCCATACCATAAAACATTGCTTGAACAAAATAATGATCAATCCAGTCTCGTGGTTTTGGTTTCTTTGAAGTCTTAAAGTCGATTACAGCAAGTTCTTGGTTGTGTTCTCCAATACAATCCGTCGTTCCTGCTACACCAAGTTGCTTACTATACAAAGCACCTTCTAAACAATGGATATTATTAATATGATTAAGTTCAAATTTAGAAATATTAAATAGAAACTCTGAAAGAGGTTGAACTGTAGGAAGATCAAGATTTTTTAGATAATATTCAGTAAGAGTATGCATATCCGTACCACGACTAGTTGCTGCTTTTGTGATACGGTCTGCTTCAACATCTCCAACTTTCTTACGCCATTTTACAAAAATTTCTTTATTAAAATGACTAGTAACAGAAGTGATTGAAACTAGTTTGAGTAGTTCTTCATCATCAGGTACGAAGTAATACCTTGTACCGTCAATTGTAGTCCTTTCAAGTTTAGGTAATTTAATATCAATATGATTAAAAGTCATTAATTTTGGGGGTTGTCCATCCGTTATGTTGTTTTCTTTTTCCAGATATAACATTAAAAATGTGCCTTTTGTTTAAATTGTTGTCTTTGCAAAATTGAGATACATTGCTTCCACTTACTATTTTACCATATGGATCTAATAATGTAAACTCTTTGGACTTTTTTTGTGCCCTTTTTAGTTTGTGTTCTTCTGTTTGTTTTCTTCCTTTATTTTTTTGCCTTATTTTTTCCTTTATCTCATCTGAAACACATTTACCTTTATTCCAAGCAATTCTACCTTTATGAGATTCACTTAATTTTTTTCGAGTTTCATCAGATGGAAATAATCCAAGAGTAGTCCATCCTGTAGAAGTTTGATATGCTCTATTAGCAAAATGTAGATTTTCTACTACTTTATAATGCTCTTGTAAAATAATCTCATCAATATATGCTTCTTCCCTTGTAGCATAGTCATCTTTGAGTATTATTTTTTGAGATGGTTTGAATGTTTTATCTTTGAATGATCCAAAATACTTTATATCTTCTTCTGGAAGACATTTACAACTTCTACTACCAAAATATCCTCTACCATATTCTTCATAAGAATAATAGACATAGTGATACTTTCTTAAAGTTTCCATAGTTCTGCTTCTAATTTGTGTTCGCAATACTATTTATACAAGAAAAGGTGCCAAAGCACCCTTTCCACTCTCATGGATGCGAACACATTAGAGCACTATTATTTATACTTAAACATTACAAATCCACTTAACGATAGAAAATTCCAAGTTCGTGTTTTGCAATCAGATACTCTTTAACTAATCCACTTCTGCAAATATCATCCACAGTGAATTCAATCGTATCAAAAGAAATCATTGTTTTTAAGATTTTGAGAAATTCAACTACACCATCTCTTTCGTGCTGTTTTAATAGATCACTTTGTTCAGTATCTCCAGTAAAAATGATTCTGGTATTTTCTCCAACTCTTGTAATGATAGAATCTAATTCATGAAATGAAAGATTACTAAACTCATCTACAATAATTACTGCATTGTCTAGAGTAGTTCCACGAAGAAATGAAGTGCTCCAAAATTTAATGGTTTCTTGAGATTTCAAATTTCCATAAAGCATTTCAAAGTCAGCATCAGAAGGCATTTGGAACATGTATTTTACCATATTCTTATAAGGAATTTGGTAAATATCTGCCTTATCATCATGACTACCAGGAAGAAATCCAATTTCTCTTGTGGCAACTAAAGAACGAACAATATAAACTTTTTCTACTGGTGAATGTTCATTTAATACATCTTTTAAAGCATTGTAAAGACTAATAAAAGTTTTACCAGTTCCAGCGCAACCATAAGCGACAATATGTTTTTGGGAATCATAGGCATTAAATAATTTTTTTTGATTTTCTGTTAATGGTTCAATATCAATTAAAGTATCTAATCCAATCGGTTTTTTAGTTTTTTTTTGCTTTGGAACTCCACTTAATTCATTAAATTGATCATTAGACCTTTTTCTTCGTGCCATATATTTAATTTAGATTTTTTTTACTTTTGACCCAGGAGCCTTTCCAACTTTTTCTAATACCGAATTCCATGAAGGATGCTTTGATGTCAATTTATTTTGCCAATCACCAACTTCACCAACATTCATTTGTGTTGGGATAAGTGGTTTTAGATTTGGATTTTCATTGAGATATGGTTCTTTTTCTGCCATAAGCATCCATTTTTCAAAGATTTCTCCAGTATCAGTATTTTCAAATCTATAAGTAGGCATAAGTTTTAATAATGTGTATGGTTATTTAGATCAAGGACTCAAACGTGCTTTATACAATCTTTTTTCTTCATAATAACTAAAGATTTCAGGAACCCATTCTTTAATTAGGGGAGAAATTGCGTGACAAAGTGCTTGAATTTCTACTTGAGCATCAAGTTTAGCACGAAGATCTAAAAAGTGAAGAACAGCACGAAGAGAGAATGTAGCGACAAAGTTTTGACGAATATTCTGAGGAAGATAATCCCGAAGATGTTCTTCTGCCATACCACGCTTAGTATAACCCTCCTCATACCTCTCAGATGCCGCCAGACAGAACTTTAACTGTCTTTCGTAATCTTCCCTCGTCCATTCATACTTATGCCCTTTACGGTCCAGATAGAGACCTTCTGGACGCACATAGAATACTTCTTGTGGTTTCAGTTCACCTTTTGCAACTTTCAATACACGACGACCAGTATATCTCTGAGATTGAACATCAAAAGAAACTCCAACACGGTGAGTTCGTGCCTGAACGATTACATTATGAACGAATCCAACACAATCAAAAGAAATTGCAGGATGCTCCAATGGTCCCCAATGTCCTCTTTCATTTGCAAGTAGATGTTCAACTGCCCATTTACCACATTCCTTTTCTACAGGTGGCATCACTGTATGAATAGGTACTTCTGAATAATCATTTTTACCTGCCTGCCAAACAAGAGTCTGAGGAAGTTGTGACTGACGAATCATCACAACTTTCATTTCTTGGTCAAGTTCCAGTAGATCTTTTGCTTTAATAGGTCTCATTTCCCAAATCCTTTTGAGTATTTTGTTTCAATTTGTGATAATGCTTCTTTGGCAGTTTTTAGTTGAGATTTCATTTTTTTGAGTTGCTCATCAGAATATAAATGGTCTTGTTTAATTAATCTTTCTAAAAGTTTAATCAGTTCTTTTGATCTACTCATTATTATCCTCAAAAATTTCGTCGTAATCTAGTTCTTTAGGTTTAATATCATCATACCTGGATAATGGCATATCAGAATAAATTTCTGCTTTCAGAGAATCAACAAGAAGTTCAAGATTGCGAACAATTAGTTTCAGTCTTTCTTTGTCCATGAATTAAGTTCATTTCAATTTATTTTACCACAAAAAAGGGAGGGAATCAATCCCTCCCAAAAAATTATTATTTTATATTTTTATCCAGCAGGTTTAAATTTAACTCCAAGTGCTTTGTTACGAGCAGTGTCAGATTGTCTTGCCGTAGCAAGTTTCTTAGCAGCATTAGCAGCATCAGATTTCTTATATGCACCAGCAAATAAAGATCTTCCAACTCTTTCTAATGGATTAGAAGAAGTTTTTGCAAGAGACTGAGCACTTGGTCCTGCTTTATAAACTGCTTTACCACCTTTGAATGCAAGATTTCCGGCAACAGATTGTCCACCTCTTTGAACTACACCAGTCTTAGCAAGTTGAACAGTTGATCTTTGCTTACCAACACCAGTTGACATAAATGCTGGGCCACCTGGTTTTTTCTGACTAAAACTAGTTTGACCACCAATACCTTTAACTGATGTTCCTGCCTGACGTTGACGATTTGCAGTTGCCATTGCTTTTCTTTCTTTTGCATTTGCACCAGCAACAGTATCAAATGCCTTCTCAGCAGCAGCACCACCCGCTAAAGCACCGGCAGTTCCAAGTACGGCACTACCAACACCACCACCACCAATTGCACCGGCAGTACCACCAAGAACACCACCAGCAGCAACTGTAGCACCTTTTGCCAATGATCTTGCCCATCCAGAACCTTTTGATCTTTCATCTGCAGTAGATAATGCAGTATCAAGTGCTGCAGATGCTGGACCTGCAAGTTTTCCAATCTTTGCAAATTTTCCTGCAGTTTTTCCTCCAGGAACATTCATATTAGTACGAATTTTCTGTGGATTTGATTTTGATCCTACTGGTGCAGATGGGGTAGATGTAGGTCTTATTGCTAATGGACCACCTTTAGTGGTGGATGAACTAGATCCAACATTCCTATAAGGTTTTGGTTCTCTGGTATTAGATGGTGAACCACCAGAAATCGAAGGAGAAGTACTAGAAGTAGCATTAACTGTTGATGGTTTAAATGCTGATGGAGTTGCAGGAGTTGGTGCTGCAGGACCACTTGATGGTCTTCCACCAGGAATAACTTTACCTTGAACACGAGTACGACGACCAGATGGTAAAGAAGGTCGTGTAAGTGGACTTGGTGGAGTTGCAGTACCTCTTACACTGGATCCAGGAACATTAGTAGTTGTTCCTTGTGGTCTAAATTGTGTTGAAGGATTGGCAGCAGCACCTGTTGGAACTCTCGCTGCTCTTCTTGCTGCTGCGTCTGCTTCTTTAGCATCTTGTGCTGCTTTTACATCTTCATAAGAAGGAGCGTTAGATCTTGCTTTTTTTGCTGGTCTTTCTTCACTAAAATATGATTCATTTAAAAACTGATTAAAAGACTTCATTTCTTTCGTATATGCTTTTTAGTTATTTATAAAATCCTGTAGAAACAAAAAATACCGGAAAAATTTTTCCCAGTATTTTTGTAATCATTTTCTCCTTTTAGTTTCTGGTGGTTTATATCCCCAAAGTCTAGGATTCACTTTACCATCAGTCCATTCGATCGATTGAATACAATTTCCAAACTTATCATAATACATATCAAAAAGACTTACTTGTTTACCTGCTCTGACAAGATCATAACAACTAGTATCATCAATTATATAATTGACTAAGTATGTATCACGAGGCAATTGATTATCTTTTGCATCGTCTTTCAAACATTTTTCTTTTATAATTTCACATCCATAGCGAGATTTAGAAGTTTCTTTGTCTTGATTTGACCAAACTTCACCTATACTCTCTGTAGTAGATGCTGTATCTTGTTTTTCTGACATTTTATCATTTTTAGTTTTATTTTCCAAATTTATCCTCTATTGCCCCATTGAATATCAGGATATGCTTCTGCAACAATTTCCTTAGTAATTTTGTATTTTGTATCAAGTTTTTTATCTTTTACGAGACAAAGAATTTCTGCCTCTAATGGATGAAGTCCTTGAAGAATATTAATGAACATACTCTCTCTACGCAGAGAACTTAATCCATCATTTCCACCTTTTATAAAATTATAAAATTTTTGATATTCTTTACGAATTGTTGATCTTCCTTGATCTTGAGAACCAAGAGAATTTGATCCCATTTCATCCATTTTACTTACAGCATCTTCAATTTTTTCAGATAAAGTTCCACTGAAAGAATTTTGTTCACTTGTTGCAGCATAAGGAACATCTCCAGTAGGAAGAATTGAAACAATACTTTCATCAAAATTCCAGATGAAAATTGCTTTCAAAGATGAATGTTCATATTTACGTAGAACTTCTACCTTTTTTACATTTGAACGTTGTTTTGATGCTAGATTTAAAACTTCAAAAATAAAAGGATTTGCTGGAAGTTCTTCAATTGGATTATCAACAGGATTTGCTGCTGTTACTGTTTTTGGTTTACTAATTGTCTTCTTCTGTGTCGTCATATTCATAGTCGATATTTTCAAAACGGAATGCTATGACCTCATCAGGAATAAGATTACCCTGATTATCAAACATCTCGGGATGAGGTCTTGGAATTTCCCGATAGTTCATCATATACTCTCTGGCAACCCAACCAGTTACTAGTCCCACTATAAGAAATAATACGGTTAAAAATGAACCGAATACTAGACTGATAGCTAACATTTATTTTTCTCCGGGAAACTACTTTTTTCTTAAAATAAAAGAAAATTCAAAATAGATGGTTACTTCCCGTTTTAGAAAGCAAATCATCTTTTCAAAGATGATATGAAATGGATAGGTCTGCTTTCTTTTTCCTCCATAGAGCATAAGTTCAACACCACGATTCATACCATGATGTTCAGATTTATTTATGTTCTTATCAGACAATTTGATTCTCTTTTAAAAACTTAACTGTATCAATACATCCACCAAGTTTTTTATCATCACAAATAACTTGTGGAAAAGTAGAACTTTCGCCAAACTCAGAGAAAAATTCTTCTTTAGTAAAATCTTCCCCTAAAGTATATACTACAAAATTACTTCCCGTTAGTTCAAGAACAGTTTTAACTTTGTAACAATAAGGACAATCTTGTTTAGAATAAACTGCAAAATTCATAATTGTTTAATATTTAAAGTAATTTATACAACAAAAAAATAAACTTTTCTTGAAGTTCTAAGCAATTATCAAGAAGTTAATATTATATCAGATTTATAATTGTGTGTCAATAGGTTTTTCCCATTCAGTTCCGTCTTGAACCATACCATTACCATCTCTTGTATTAGATTTATATCCATCATCAATCATTTCTTCTAATGTTGGTTCTTCTATTGCATTCCAAGGTATTTGCTATTATATGTCCACTTTACTTTTAAGCGTATTCATCAAGGGGATGATGGAGAATTACTATGAAATAATATCAATAAATCTCAAAGGAAGATTACAACTTCTTGCGAGTTCAATCAGTTGTTCTTTAAGTTCTTCTGAAATTGGAACTACACTAGTAATTGCTTCCCAAGTATTCTCAAAGTCTCTAAATGAATCAGTTTCAATCTTCAAAAGAGTTGCAGGAAGTGCTATTGTCGCAATAGGAATAACTAACATCGCAGAAGAAACATAAGCATTCAGAGCAGGAGAAATTAATGCAGTTCTTTTAAATGTTTCCCAATCGCTAGGAACATCATTGGCGGTTATAAAGTTTCCACTATCATAAGGAGTCTCATCCACACTTCTCTCTAAAATTACATAACGTCTTTCTGCACGATACCATATTGCCTTATGAGTTTCTCGGTCATAATCATAAGACTCCAAGACATCATTACCATTCTCATCTAGTTGTCGTGCGACTGGAATACTGATTGGACCTAACCAATTCAGTTGGTTCAGTTGAGTATCAGATAGAGATTGAAGGTCAGTTCTTACTGTTCCGTCTTCAAATCTCCAGCGGTCTGGAAGTTCTTGGGGAGAACCAAAGGTGGGAGGACTGTAGAGTTTCATAATTTTTTAGGAATAGATTTTAACTTCTTGTTGTGATGAGCAGTAGTAATCATTAATCTGTCTTTTTATTTCTGCTCTTGTATCATTTATTATATAGACTTGTCGTGCTTTGATTATAAACTGGTCGGAGAAGTCTTGTGATTTCTCGTGAAGTCTTAATTCATCTTCAATATTCCAGAGTTTTGAGTTCACTTCTGAAAGTTGTTCTAGAAAAAGAGTATTATAAACATCATTAGATTCTGCAAGAGTTTTTAGAGTTTGAAGTTCTTCTTGAACTTTAGAAGTGTATTGGGATTTGAGTTGAAGAATTGTTATTCGGTCTAGAAGTTCACCGATGGGAATGGAAATTTTGAGGTTCATAAAAATTCTGTTACAAAGTACAAGAAACAAAAAACAAAGTTCAATAAGTCACACACCGGAAGGCGCGAACAGAGGCCGCGGTCGACTTACTGGTGCCGCTCGTAAGACCATTATTGAAGTACACGCCGTAAGCATTCGTAGGACTGCGCTCCGTAGAAGACCAATAGTTGGCGGAGGAGAAAGTGTCCCATTGACTTCTGCAGGAGTATCCTGGATTATTCAGTAGAGCATTACAGGGAACAAACCAATCACAAGGATTAAAACCACAATTGAGTAATTGGGTATTTAAACCACTCCACTCACATATACAACACTTATTACCCACTTGAGTACTATTATATTGACCTCCTGCCCAGTTAGAACTTACTTGAGTGCAGTTTGGAGCAACAATCCAGGCAGTTCCTCCTGCTTTACAAATGATTCTACTTCCATCAGGTAATGTGGTTCCTGTAGGACAAGTTGAAATTAAACTTGACTGCCACCAAGGAGTTGGTCCGATAATCATTCCCATAAGAATTTAAAAAGTATTTTAGGTATTTAGGAAAGTGCAAATAGAAACATTAAATTGAAAAACGTGCTCTCATCGCATTAAAGTTTTGTTTAATTTCTGCTGCGGAGAGTGCTCTGTTGTAAAATTTAAAGGAAGGAATATTTCCATTTACATATAATGAGTTGTTATAAGTATATTTTCCAATTGCTGCATCAATATTAGATGGAGTAAAGGTATAATTTGCAGTTCCTGCGGATGCTCCATTTATATAATATATAATATTTCCAGAGTTATAAGTTACGGATACATTATAAAAAGTATTTGAGGAAAGAGTTTGTGTTGAATATGTATATGTTTGACTAGGAAAAACCTGTAAAAGAATTTTGGAGTTATAAACTTCAATCTGGTATCCAGATGATCCCGAAGTATTAGTTGTGCTAAAAAATACTTGTTCCGAAGCAATATTGTTAGACTTAAACCAAAAATCTATAGTAAATATTGTAGAATTATTGATTATTGAATTGTATGAAATATTAATAAAATCATTCACCCCATCAAAACTCAAACTTCCTCCATTAGACCCACTATATCCAACACCATTCACAAGAGTTCCAGTATTACCCAAACCACTCAAATCAGTCCAAGTAGTTCCAGAACCTCCATAAGAACTTAAAACTCCAGCATCAAGATTCAATACTAATCCTGATTGAACTACAACTTTTGTGGAAGCATCTAATCTATTTGCATTTGTGCGATTAGACCAGGCATTTGAAGGACCACCATAACAACCCACTTTACATTACCTCCATAGGTGCAGACCACTCATCAGTATTCAGAATATCCAACATCTCCTCATAAGTATAATAACCTTGAATGGTTGTAAGACTTCCAAGACACGATGGTTGCTCTCCGTCCCACTTTATAAACGTCAAATCTCCTGAAGTGCTGGTGCGAACAGTCTCTGCCGAAGTTTCTAATATCTGTGAGAAATCAATGAGATTGAGTTCTGATGTTGAGAATATACAAAAATTTCTTTCGTCGTACATAATAGTTTTTTGAATATTTAGGTGAGACCATAACGACCTTTAAATGCATTATAGTTTTGTTTGATTTCTGCTGCGGAGAGTGCTCTGTTGTATATAGAGACTTGTGCTATGTTTCCATTAAATGGAGCAACTGTACCAAATCTACCAATTTTTAATGTTGCATTTTCAAAATAAAGATTATCCGTTCCAGTACCAACTTCTATACTATCCAGGTATATACTAACTGAATTATCTACTCTTTTAACACCAACTACATATTTCCAAACATTTGTTGGTATATTACTTGCAGAAACTGCTATATCACTTCCACCCTTCCACCAAGATAATTTAGAATTATTTTCCCTAAATCCAAATCTATTAGCAGAACTACTATATTGTGTTATTATTCCTCCGACAGTAGTAATCCCCGTACGATTTATCCAAGCAGAAAGAGTATATGGATCTGATGAATTACTTGTAGATAACTGATATGATGTTATAGACACATCATCATCAACCCCATCAAAACTCAAAGACCCATAATTGTTTGCACTATATCCCACTCCATTCACAAGAGTTCCATTATTTCCATTACCACTTCTATCAAACCAAGTCGTTCCAGATTTTGGATAAGACCTTGCATTTGCCGCATCAAGATATAAGACTAATCCTGATGTTACTCCCAGTGGTTCTTTTGCTCCGTGCATTAACATTTTTTATTTCCTCCTCTTTTTATATTCAAAGACCATAGCGGGACTTGGTTGCATTATAGTTTTGTTTGATTTCTGATGCGGAGAGTGCTCTGTTGTAGATTGAGACTTGTGAGATGTTGCCTGATAAGTATTCCTGATTATTAAGATTTCTACCAATCACAACTGGGTTGGTTGTAGGTTGAAAGTTTACACTGCCCGAGACACTACCAAACTGGTCCCCATTTTTATACGAGACAAGAGAACTTCCATTATAGACGAATCCATAATTTCCCCACACATTAAGTTGGGAATAAATGGGTAAAGCTAACAATGGAGATCCAGATGATGCCCTAACAATAGCAA